GAATGAAAAGGGAAGAAGAAGGTTCAGTGGGCATACGCCTGGGTTTGACATCAGTCCGGCTACCCTTAGCACTATTACATTTTGTACAGCAGGTCACAACATTATCCCAAGTTGTTTTACCACCTTTACTTCTAGGAATGACATGATCTATTGTGCTGTTTTCATAGTCAACTTCTATGTTACAGTATTGACACTTGAAATGATCTCTCAATGCCATGTTAAATCTACTGAATTTGATATCGTGTTTGACCTTTAGGTAATCTTTTACCATAACAGTGGCAGGTACATTAATGGTTGTGGTTGGACTGTTTATTTCCCAATCATCATAATAGTCCAACACAATAATTTTTTCCAAGAACATTAGTTTAATTGCACGTTTCCAATCAATCACACTGACTGGAAACTCACTTAGTGGTATTCCGGAAGTGTTAAGCAGTAATGTATCGGACATGCTGTTATTTATTTGCTACACTATATTTGCTAAATAAATACTTTTATGAAACTGTTTGATACTGATAGATTGGTAACAATACAGGTCATTTACTATATGCCTGATTACAAAAATATAGTGAATGAATTTGTTTGGCAAACACATGATGTTTTGCCGAAATATCCTAGAAGTATGAAATTTATACATTATTGGTATTCAGATATTGATGCAGTAATAAAAGAAGCATATCTATCTCATACTAATTATTGGGGTGGTACCTCATACAGAGATGTAACAGAGTTAATAGAATGGCCGGTTTAGACACACAATTAATAAAAAAACCACACAAAGCATCTACATACACTGAAAAACAAATTAAAGAGTTTGCCAGATGTGCAGATAGCAAAACTGGTATTATTTATTTTATGGAAAATTATTTTGCTATTCAACATCCTACACAAGGTAGGATACAGTATGCTCCTTATGAATATCAGTTAAAACTACTAGAAACTTATCATAACTATAGATTCAACATCAATATGTTGCCTAGACAAACAGGCAAAAGTACCACAGCGGCAGGCTACTTGTTGTGGAGAGCAATGTTTGTACCAGATAGTGTTATACTGATTGCGGCACACAAGTTCAGTGGAGCACAAGAAATTATGCAACGTATACGTTATGCATATGAACTTTGTCCAGATCATATACGTGCAGGTGTAACCAGTTACAACAAAGGTAGTTTAGAATTTGATAATGGCAGTAGAATTATAGCACAAGCAACTACAGAAAATACAGGAAGAGGTATGAGTATTAGTTTGCTGTATTGTGATGAGTTTGCATTTGTTAGACCCAGTATTGCAACAGAATTCTGGACCAGTATATCACCTACACTAGCAACTGGTGGACAAGCAATCATAACAAGCACACCAAACAGTGATGAAGACCAATTTGCAATCATATGGAGAGATGCAAACAAACTGATAGATGAATATGGAGAAGAATCAGACCTAGGTATAAACGGATTCAAATCCTTTAGAAGTTATTGGTGGGATCATCCAGACAGAGATGATGAATGGGCAAAAGAAGAACGTGGACGTATTGGTGAAGAACGCTTTAGAAGAGAACATGATTGCGAATTTATAATATATGATGAGACATTAATTGATAGTTTGGTCTTGACCAACATGGTGGGTGAAGATCCACAAGAAAGACATGGTAATGTACGTTGGTACAAGAAACCACAACCAGGACAGATGTATCTTGTTGGATTAGATCCAAGTTTAGGCACAGGTGGTGACCCAGCGGCTATCCAAATATTCGAAGCACCAAGCATGGAACAAGTGGGTGAATGGAGTCACAACAAAACACCAATTACACAACAGATACAGATACTGGTTACAATATTAAAATACATCAGAGACGAAACAAAAGACGAAACAAACATTTACTACAGTGTTGAAAACAACACAATAGGTGAAGCATGTCTTATAACCATTGCGGACATAGGTGAGGACAATATTCCTGGTATATTTTTGACAGAACCAAGAAGTCATGGCAATCAAAGAGTGTATAGAAGAGGTTTCAACACCACACACAAAAATAAAATAACAGCATGTGCAAAATTTAAAACTCTAATAGAATCTGACAGAATGAAAGTACGCAGTAAAGCATTGTTAAGTGAAATGAAAGCCTTTGTTGCACAAGGAAACAGTTACAGTGCTAAACAAGGAGACACTGACGATCTTGTTATGTCAACACTATTGGTGGTGAGAATGGCAACTGTGCTAAAGAATTATGACCCTTTACTAGATAGTAAATTACGAGACAGTGATGATTATGACCAAGCACCTATGCCATTTGTAATAGTATAAAAAGAATAAATACAGTATGAACTATATTAACCAAACAGCAACAGAATTATTTGATAAAATTAGATCTCGTTTTGAAAATGTCACACTAGCAGACGAAAATGGGAAAATTACTATCAAACCTAATCAAGCACATTTTTTTGAGTTTGATCACCCACAACATGGAAGTGTTGTGATCAGCCTAATTGATGAAGGCAAACTAAAAATTTATTATGCTGATAATGACTTATCAGAAATAAGTGAAGAAGATCAAGACAAATGGTATGACTTTTTAAAAGAGATGAGCAAATTTGCTGTGCGTAATCAATTGGATTATGAGGTTAAAAATATAAACAAAGAAAGATTAGATAAAAAAGATTTTTTATATTTGAAAAGCAAGGATGATGTTATGGAAAGTAAATTATATGGCTCAAGACAAAAATCATATCAAAACATTAATAATGCAAAAATGATTATTGTGCATAACAAAAGTGTTGATGAAGAAAAGATGGGCTCTAGAAGTAGAAATGTAAAATCAATTTACATTGAAAACACAGAGGGTGAAAGATATAAATTTCCAAACACTTACTTGCCAGGTGCAAGGGCAATGACAATGCATGTTTCAAATGGTGGTATTCCTACTGATGATATCGGAAAGCACATTATAGAAACAATGAAAGAAATGCAAGAATTGAGAACCTTTGTCAGAGGAATTAAAAAAGAAAACTACATAACAGAAGAACAACAAGATATTATTTCAGCCGCAACTGCAAGGTACTACGGACTTAAAGATACATTAGAAAGTATGAGTAGACCAAAAGGATATACAAACTATTTTACAAATTGGGAACCTAATGCAATAGAAGTTGATGAAAATGATATCAATGACTTAAAAGCAAAACTCACAAGAAGTGTGTATGATGAAAAACTTACAGATACACTGTCAAGTGTAAGCAGAGCAGTGAAACTTAGAACGGAGAAGGATGCAATGGAACCTGATGAAACAAATCCTACCATTAGAAAAGCAGACGGAAGCATGGATTTTGATGCTATGGCGGCAAGAACAAAAGCACAAAAAGATGCAGAAGCAGAACAAGATAAAGAACGTGCTGATACAGATGCTGGTGTAATACAAGATGCTATTAAAGGCACATTAGAATATCATAGTAATCCTTTAGAAAAAGCAGACATGATTGACTTTATTAAAGTTACTAAAGCAATGGATATGCCACAAGCAGAAAAGAACAATGCACTTATAAACAAAGTAAAAGACTTTCTAGCACTAACATTGGTAGATGATCAACTAGCGGCCGCAGTGGCAAGATTAGATGTAGGAAACAAGGCAGATAAAAAAATTGCAGTAGATGTTGTAAACAAATTTTTTAAAGATTCAAAAGAAGTACAACCAAAGGCTAAAAAAGATCTATATGGCAAACCAAAAGAATCAATTGATGTATTTGAAAAAAGTATGGACAGAATTGTAGAAGGCACATGGCAGATTCCAGACGATAAAGAAAAATTAGATAAATTAACAGATGCTATGAAAAATCCTATTCCATTTGGTAAAGAGGGAGATACAGCCACAACTGCTATTCAACCTTTTATTGGTGATGATAGTCTTTATGACGCACTATACTTACAGTCAACTAAACAAGGTGAAGATGCAGATGCAAGACCAGTGATTGTAGATTGGATGGTTGATAACGTAGATTTAATTGCAGGCAACAGTGATCTTGATGATCAAGACTTAGTAGATGCTGTTAGACAAATGGTTAAAATATCAGGAAAAGAAGGCGACTTAGGAAACTTTGACAAGCACATGGAAGAAGGCGAAGAGGACACACAAGAAGGGATAGAATCAATGAATGAATCAGAAGAAAACATAGAAGTTGTAGAACCCGAAACGGCTCAAACTGAACCAGTAGAAGAAACAGCACCAGTAGAAGGTGATGCTGAACTACAAAAAATCAGGGACATGGCAGGCATAGGGTCAAACGCAAAATCAAACTTTGGCATTAGACCAGGCGAAGAAGGTTACCAAACTACACCTAGAAGTATTATTCAAAGGCAAAGACAGGCACTTGATAGAATAGCCAATATGGAACCAGAAGCAACACAAGAAGCAAACTAAAACAAAATAACAAATAGCACCGAAAGGTGCTATTTTTTTGACTAAAAACCACAAAATAATTAAAAAAAAGTCTTGACTACTAAATACAAATGTTATATACTATAGAAATAGTATGTATCAGAGGCATACAAAACATAGGCTAATAACAGGCACATAAGGAGAAATAAAATGGCATCATTGGCAGAAATTCGTGCAAAACTTAAAGCACAAGAATCTCGTAACGAGAGAACCGGCGGCGGCGATAACGCAATTTACCCACATTGGAATATACCTGAAGGAAGTACAGCAGTTGTACGATTCTTACCTGATGGTAATCCAGATAACACTTTTTTCTGGGCAGAAAGGTTGATGATAAGGCTCCCTTTCAGCGGAGTTAAGGGTGGCGACATGAATTCAAATCAAGTCGTGGTACAAGTTCCATGTGTTGAAATGTGGCAAGAAACTTGTCCTATCCTATCTGAAGTGAGAGGATGGTTTAAAGATTCTAGTCTTGAAGACATGGGTAGAAAGTATTGGAAGAAGCGTAGTTATATTTTCCAAGGTTTTGTTACTGAGAATTCGTTGCAAGAAGATGCACCAGCAAATCCAATTCGTAGATTTGTAATCTCACCAAGTATCTTTACATTAATCAAAGACGCATTAATGGATCCAGATATTCAGGAATTACCCACAGATTATAATGCAGGTTTAGATTTTCGTATCACTAAGACCACAAAAGGTCAGTATGCAGATTACTCAACCTCAAAGTGGGCAAGGAAAGAAACTGCATTAACAGAATCACAAAAGTCTGCAATCGAAACATACGGATTGCACAATTTAAGTGATTTCCTTCCAAAGAAACCTACAGATGTTGAATTGGCTGTAATCAAAGAGATGTTTGAAGCATCAGTTGATGGTAAGCCATATGACGTTGAAAAGTTTGGTCAATACTACAGACCATATGGAGTTGAAGCACCAGCAGGTACATCCTCTAGTCAGTCTGACACACCTGCTCCGGCTGTGACAACACCAACTCCTGCACCGGAAGTTAAACAAACAGTTGCTGAAACAGTAGCACCAGAGCCAGCAAAAGTTGAGACTCCTGCTCCTCAATCAACAACAGT